AATTCCCTTTGGGGGATATGGTCGAAGTCCAGCAGTGACAACTAAACGGCACTTGCCGATGATGCCCCGTGTCCCATCCATGCCGGATTCGTAAAGCCACAGTGTGACGTGTTCTCCGCGGGGGATGCGGGGTGCATTTTTACGCAGTTCCCACGTTTTTTTCCCGTCCAGGATAAGGTCGGAAAAAGGCCGCCTGACGGATAGGAGGATGTTAATCATTGCTGGCCTCCTTTCTGATCGAGTTCCCAGGGCCATCTAATGACATGATTATCTGCAATCGTGAATACTGGTCTTCCTTCACCTCTCCTCACGTCCATCATTGCTAGATTTTTATTAACGTTTATCACTTCACAAATGCTTCCATCCTCTACTTGCAACTTGTCCCCCGGCCAAACCCTCATGATGGGAGGAAACAAAGAAACAAGCCTATCCATATCTTCAATACATGCCTTCTTGGTTTTCCAAAAATGGGAACTCTGGAAGAAGCAGTTGTAGCAACCAGCAACCCAATCGGTTGTTATCCCATGGACATCATATCCTCGTATGGCTTTCAAAGGTGTGCCGCACAGCGGGCATTTAGGCGTTTTCATCGTCCCTCCTTTCAAACACGATTTCCACCTTGCCGGCGTGGGCCAGGTCATGCACGCGGTCAATCCCGGCGCAGTCCAGCGTCCGGTCGTCGATGCCCATAGCCTTGCAGGCCCCGTCCAGATACGCCTTGCAACGTGCCAGGCAATTATCCGCATCCGGCTTATTACCCTTGTAAAACCAGACCACCCGGTAATGCGTCGGTTGCATCCTCCGGCCATTCAGGGCTTCACAAGTCCTGCCCCAGGCTATATTCCGGGCGCGGCTCTTGGCAGCCGTCTTCTTATAACCGGCCACAATGGCCCCCCTCTGCGTGAGAGGGGCCTTCGCATTCGGAGACAGGCAGCGCGGCGTGTGGGGCAAAGTAATGGTCAGCGTGGTCATCATGCCGCACCTCCTTCCCATCCCTTTTTAAGTTCCCAGCGCGGAATGCGGAAATACCGCGGCAAGGCCACAGCTCCCGGATAAATCCCCGTCGCCACGCACTCGGCGTACTGGCGCAGGGCGGCCATATACTGCCCCCGGTAATGCTCCAGGGCCTCCTGATCCATCCGCACCTCGGAAATGCAGTAAGGAGCTGCCGACTCCATGAACACAAACATGAAATTCCGGCGTATCCCGAAAATCGCCTCATACAAATCGCAATACAAGGCAGCCTGCCAGCCGTACCCGTAGCGGGCCATATCCCGGTCAATCAGGCCGGGATCCTCCACGGGCGTGGAAGTCGTCTTCATATCAATAATCGGCATCTCTTCATCGTGAGGAAGAATGTCGATCATCCCCGTAATCGTAATCGGAACCGGAGGCTTGTCCGGTGCGTACTCAATGAGCAGCATCTTGTACATCGCCACCTGGGAATCAAACGAATCCCCCAGCACCAGTCCGTGTTCGGTGCGCAGGTAATTATTGAAAATCCCCACGGCCTTCTGCGCTTCGGCGTACTCCTCCGGCGTCAGCACGGCTCCCCCACGGTCGGCAAACGCCGCCCAGCGGGCTGCTTGCCCGTCGTCCTGCTTCGTCTTGGACACGGAGCCGTTCTTATTCACCCCCGGCAGCCACTCTTCCACGAGATACTGACTCTGGAACTGATCCGGCGTCAGGGCCAGACAATCCACCAGGGAACCAAACCGGAACCCCTGGGAAACCTTCTCAATCCCTTCATCCTGCCGATACTTCCATTTATAGGGATTCCGGGCGAAATCCGTCAGCATGGACTTGGAGACACAGTGAGGAATCCCCTTCTTGGAATCGTGGTACGCCTGCGGATTATCCACCCGGCCACAAGCCTCGCCGAAAGTCGCAAAGCCCGATAAATCTAAAACATTCATAGCTAAAGATCCTTGCTATCCTGCATGCTTACTTCCCGGAGGCCCCCACCCAGGCAACCACCTGATTGAAATTCGCCACCAGCCACTCCAGCGTCTTGGGCGGGAACGTCTCTTCCCGGCTGGCTCCCTGCACGTAATAAATCTGCCGGCCCCGGCAGAAATTCACTACCTGGGGCATCGTCACGCCGTGGTCTCGCAGCAGTTTTTCCAGGTCTGCCACGCTCACGGCAGATTCCGGCTCCAGCTTCAAATCATCAGTAGGAGTGGGCGAAGAAACCACTTCCGGTTCAAGGGGCTTTTCTTCCTGCCTGGCTGCCGCCGCCACTGGCGGAGGTACAGCGGCGCCCGCAAGAGGATTGCCGGCCTTCGGCTTCTGCGTTCCGGCTTCCGGAGTAGCATTCCGCATTTCCCGTCCGTCTTCCACTTCGCCGTCGGAAATAATCGTGTCGGTCAGGTGGGAATAAAGCCATGCCTTGGCCTTCCGCTCGGCCTTGCCAATAATGGCATCCTGGCTCATGCCGTTATTTACACGGATACAGAACTCAAGAGTTTCGGAATCCGGGACTCCCTTGAACTCCCAGCTCATATCGACCCTCACCAAACCTTCCCGCTCAATCTTCTGGTACTCCTTCCCGCTCTTGCTGATGCCGGAAGTGGAAGACTCTTTGATTTCGGCGGGATGGTAAACCATCTTCAAATTGGTCAGGCCTTCCAGGTTCTTCAACAGGTAGGTCATGCCTTCCTTGGTCACATACGTGCGCCCGGCAAGGATATTCCACTGATTACCTACCGGAGAAAGGCCCATGCAGGTGGCCACAATCAGGCATTCCCTGACCGCATCCACGCCATAGGTCACGCCTTCTTTGTATTGTGTCGCAGCGCACTCGTCCGTGCGGAAGCCGAGCTGGGAGCCTTTCAGCTTCATGATGGATTCCATGATGGGGGGAGTCAGGGCGTCGCGCAGCCGGTTCATGGCAATGCCCATGTTGATGGCCTTTTCAAAGCTGCCCTTGCAGCTCAATGCCTGCTGGGCTTCCAGGGCCAGATTGTCCAGGCTGACGGCCAGCTCGGTGGACTTGGAGGGATCCATTACTTTCTCTTGCCGTGTGGCTTCACTTGGTGTATTCATAACTCGTTACTTATTGTAATTTTGTAGGTTGCATTTGTAACAGGCCGGGAGTCAGGGCCAACTGACCCCGGCCAACTCATTGTTTCCTCATACCGTGAGGGCGGGACGGTTTTTCCAAACCGTCAAAAGCTTTCATGGGAGTGGGAGACTCCGGGCAAAACCCGGAATGCGGGCTCTTGCCGGCCTGCAGCTCGGCGTTATCCAGCTCCACCGCCAGCCAGAACAGGCACGCAGCGGAAAGACCAAAGGAGCAGGCACCCAAAAACTTGAAAAAGGTATTCATTTGCTCACTCCTCCTTCTCCATATTCTCGAAGCAACGCCCGGCGGAACTGCTTGCCGTGCACCTTCATCTTCCCCTGCTTGCCCCAGTACAGGATCTCGATCACATGCCCCTTGTCCTTCAACTCATGGACGGTCCGCTTGATCACATCCCGGTCGGAATCGTACATCAGGGCCAAAGTCTTGCAGTCGTAAAACTCTGATTCAGGGTAGGTCATAATATTTTCATTGTTAAAACTCGTACCAGCCGAGCAGCTTCAATTCTTCGATCAGATCTTCTTCCATAGTTCAGTCGTCGTAATGTCCGTCGGGGTTGTCGCACTGGGGGGCGTGATCCACTTCCCACTGGTCAATCGCTAATTCCAGCTCGTCCTTGATGCCCTCCGCTTCCCGGATGGCGACGTATTCGCCATTCACCCGGATGCACCGGTCTTCGTCGTCGTATTCGATAATCATGCCCGCTCCTTTCTCATCTGTTCCAGGGTTCTGTTCACCTGGCGTATGATGTGTTTCTCTCCCAGGCTGATACCAAGCATCAGCGCGGACAGGTAGCCTGCCAGGTTAAGCAGCGTCACAACAATAAATTCAGTCCAGTTCATCATTGATTATTTGTTAGTGATTGATATTGATTGTTATTACTTAAATAAAAATGGAGAGCCTGCCAATGTAACGCCTTGGCTTTGAATGTGCTCGTATTGCCTAAATTCATGCGCATGCCGGCTCATTATTCTTGAAGATGAAAGCTGTCAGGCTACTATTCCGTTATGCCTAAATTCATCACAATAGAAGATTCTTCTGGTCGTCCCCATATCGTGAATGTGGATTACATTGCGCTGATTAAGAAGCGCTCCGACGGGACTTATGATTACATCCTCTCCATCCCTAACGCGAATGCCAGATTCCGCGTTATTCATTCAAACTACCTCCTTTCCTTCTTTACATCTGGCAACAATCATTAGTTTCTCTTTCCCCCATTCAGGGCAAGAGACAGCCAATACCAGGAAACCTTTCCCCAGAACAGGGGAAGGACAGGAACTTATTCTTTCAAACTCGCGTATTTCTCCATCTACTTCGAGGAAAATGAGTTCGAAATCGGAACAGATCTTGTCCCAGTCATCTGCTTCTTCCTTGGTCAACATCCGAGCGTTCTTCGGTAATTCAGTATTTGTATTCATCATCATTGTTAGGTTTGAAAGATTTAGGATTATCAGATACATTCTCCTCCATGTTCGGAGGAATTAGTTGGTCCAACATCATTGAAGGAATCTGCATCACAGTTGCTTCCACAGTCGTCTTGGCTCTTATCTACCGATTCAGAAAAATCATTGCCGCTTGGTTGAAAAGGAGGTTCAATCGACTGCGCCGCTTCATGAAAATAAGCCAGTGCTTCCCGCGCCACACCCTTGAGTTCCGTAACATCATCCGCCAGAACAGAAAGCTTCTTCAGGTCAACAGAATCCTTCAAGCAGAGATCAACAAGACACAACTCCAGGCGACGCAGAAAGAAAAACAGCTCGGAGAGGCGCAGGAGAAGCTCCTCCTTTTTGCTCTGAATCATGAACCGTGGAGTAAATCGGAAGTTGCGCAAAGCCTCAACTGGAACACGGAATTCACGGATATCGTTATTGCCAAAGCCGTAAAATCCGACTTGATCTCTGGAGGCTACAACCCTGCTGGCATCTACCGCTGTCGTATTACTACGAGTGGAAGACGCTTCCTCTTTGATAGAGGGCTTTTGAGTGAGAGGTGAGTTCATGCTTCCGGCTTCTTGGGTTCGAGGTTGCTGGACTTCCTTTCTTCATCCTCCATCATGGACAGGATGGTTCCGGCTGCCTTGAGTGCGGCTTCTGCGCTGCTCTTCATGAGTTTTTTCATCTCATCAGTCTGGTTGGACAGACGGCTCAAGCTGCAAAGAAATGCCGCATGATCTGCCAGGTATTGAATGTGTTCGTTCATATTCATGCCGCCGGCTTCTTGGGTTCGGAGTTCTTTTTCGAGGTGAGCACTCTTTGAGCTTTCGCTATTGCCAAGGCTCTCATGCGTTCTCCTATCGTTATTCCCAATCCCCGGGCGATTCCCTCCTCTAAGAGGAGGACCGATGCGGGAAGGGAAATCCGTTCTTCGTGTTTTTCTGTCGCGTTCATATTTCTATATTGAGGACTTTTCATCACTAGTCAATCTATTTTTGCGGAAAAGCATCAAATATTTTACTTGCATAATGAGGATTTTTCCTCATACTCTCCTCATGGAGAATGAAAAGGAACTCATCAAATCTTGGCTAAAGAAAAATAAAAAAAGCCGTGAATGGTTGGCTCAGAAATGCTTTGTTAAAAAGGCGTCCGTGGATGATTGGTTTCGATCTAAAGGCATAATTCCTCCGGCCAAGCTTGAGCTGATCCGGAAAGAAATGAATAGGCAAGGAGAAGAAGCGGCCAGGACAGCATCCTCTGTCCCTATATTGAATGGTGTTGCAGCGGTAGCGGTTCCTCTTTCGGAAGATGATTTAAAACTCATTTCCAAGGCCGCACAAATCAGCGGGCAAACTATTGAGGAGTTCATCCGTAGTGCTGCGCTGGAAGACGCGGGAGAATAATCCTCATTGAGGATTCTGAGGTGATGTTGGGTTGTTATCTTCATAACTTGGATTTAGATTGAGGCAGCAGAACTCAGGATAAGCCCCCGTTTCCAAAAGGAAACGGGGGAATTTTTCTGGTTGCTCCAAATTCCAATACACGCACCAGATGTAAAATCTTAGGCAGCAGGTATATTCTCAAGGGTTAATCCCAAACGTTTCATCAACCATATTTGACCGCGGGGCGTCAAATACGGTGTCGGTTTAGACTGTTGTGAACCGTCGGAACGCTGAATGACTCGGTAAGTGAGACGGAAATACCCAGCTTCAATATACTCTTGGGCCGGAACATTGTGACGATTGCCGTGCCTCCCCATAATACCTTCATTGCGTAGATACTCAAACAAACGGTTCTGTCCTGTCTCCATTCCATTCTGAGCAAGAATCTTGGCAAACTCTCCAATCAGGATGCAGCCCTCGGAAACTTCCACGCATCGTCCGAAATGTGCATAGGGAGCATCTTCCGCAGCTTTTGCTTCAAGAGCTTTTCTCTTCTCCCGTTCAGCTTTCAATGCCTGAAGCGTCAGAATCATGGTGTCCGGATCGGAAAGCATCTCTTCCAGCTTCTCCCCGGTGGCGTACAGGCCGTGCTTCCGGATGGAGGGGAGAACTTCTTCACACACCCAATCCTGGAACTCGACCGCTTTCGGCATCTTGGATTTCATCACAAGAGCGAACAAGCCAGCTTCATTGATAATTGAAACTGATTGCTTTCCTTTAAGGGTATCCCTGCTGGTTATACCCTTCCACTTTTCTCTTACATTCAATAGAGCTTTCGAAATATTCGAGTAACCGAGAGCTTCACATACTTCTTTGGCAAAGATCCAAGGTTCACCATTTCTTTCGATGACTTCAATCGTGCAATTCAGATCGGAGTTCTGGAACAGCTTAATGCCGTTCCCCGTCATGTTGGCGTAATCAGCTTGCGCTTTCGTACATTGTATAGTACTCATTGTCTTGTTTGTTAGTTGGGCTTATGCCCGTTATTGAAGGTCATCTGTTGGCGCAGGTGGCCTTCGTTGTTTTCGACATGGGCCGCATGTCCACAGGTGGCTTGCTCAAGCCACGGAAGTTCTTTTTTTGCTCCGTTCTTCCAGCCAGGCTTTCACTTTTTCAAGGTCGTAACGGGGACGGGAACCACGCCCAGGAGAGCATTTGATTCCATAGTAAACACACGGGCAACCTTCTTTTGTCCAAGCTATTACAGTATGCTTACTGACCCGGAGGGAGGCTGCCAGTTCGCGCTGATTTAGTAGTCTTGCTTTTCCTAAAACCTGTTCCATGTGCACAGTAATAACATATTTACAAATACATGCAATAAGAAGAATAGAAAAGATTCTATAATAGATAGTAATAGTTGACATTTAGGGTATTCTGCATATAAAATGGCATTCATGAAGAGTGATGAAAACTTGATAGTGCCTGCCTCTAGAGATCCTCAAGAGCCTGAAAAATCGACAATCAAGGAATATCTTAAACACAATGGGCTATCTTTGAAATGGCTTGCTGCACAATTAGGGTTATCTGAAGGGACAGTCAAAAACTGGTTCTATAGCAGTACCAAGATATCCGACACTAACCTTTTTAAAATAAATGAGATAATAAAAGACCATGCTAACGGCCTCATAAATTCTTCTTTTTGGGACAAAAAGAATTGTGCAATTTTTCCTGAGAGTAAGGAAGAGTGGGATAGGTGGGAAAAAGCCTCGCAAATGGAATTTTCCGATTCTGTTGAAGAGTGGGCTAGAGAGACGCTGAATGAATGGGCTACCCGAGTTATTTTACCGGATGATGCAAATGCAGAGAAACATATATGGATACATCCCCTTGCTGAAAATTCCCTTCTATTATGGAGAAGTGCTTTTTTTGCTGACACTGGCTTCATGAGGACGTATGGCAATTTAAAAATAGACCCTTCTTCTATTATAGAAAAAATATTAAATCAGAAAGCTCAAGAAATTATTGCTCAAGAGAAAGAAAAAAATAATTCTTTTTCGTTGAAAAACGTGGAATTAGGCCAGTACGACGGAATCTCGGAGAATGAAGCCAATAATCGAATGCAAGCAGGAGAATATATTTATTATTTCACCCAAGCTAATGCGTACTTATGGTTAGTTGTATGTGGAATGAAAAAGGAAAATGTCAATGTATGGGCTAATGAAGTCTTAGATAAAAAAGCTGAGGAAGCGATCTTTAATAAAATCAAATCGAGTATGAAACCAGAGGACGAAATTCCATTCTAAACCTCCTATCAAAGACATGAACTCAAGCCCGGCACCTTCTGGGCTTTTTTTGTTGCTCTCTCAAAGGCGTCCTCTCTTGTTTTCTCTTTTTTGGTATGATATTTTTTACGAATGCACTCGAAGAGTGACGTCAAGAAGTGGCTTCAAAGAGACGGGAAAACCTGAACAGGTGGGAGAAAGCTTGACGTAGCAGGATCATATTGTTGACGTCAACAATATGATGACTTAACATTCGTTCATGCTCGGCAGGGTCGGTTCGTCCCATGAATTCACCGGGCTACTTCTCCGGGAACAGACCTCCAGTCTGAACCATGCGCAACGGAGGGGGGGGAGTGATGGGGAGATCCAACAACAACCCCACGGAGCTGATCACTCCGTGGGTTTTTTATTGCCATTACATCTGCGTACAGTAGCATCCTCCCAGAAAAGTGCTCCTGTTCAGCCCTTGGCCTCCGGGTCAGGGGCTTTTTTGTTCTTTTCAAAAAACTGAACTTATTTCCCTACTTCGGAATCTTGAGTTGTATCTGCTTCTTGAAAAAGCTCTTAGCAAAAACTTCGGCTCCATTACTATTCCAGTCTTCTGCGTTGATCGCGTTCATCTTCTTTTCTACCTCCACAACGCATGCATTCCTCTCCTGAAAATCCTTCCAAATCTGATCTGCCGTAACAACATCTGTTCCCCACAAATTGTTGGCGTTCTTGTAAATCTGGCGGCCTACATCTCTATCTCCGTCACCGATGGTCTCCATCAGGCGATTCCCAAGCATATAAGCCCGGTCATGTTCGTTAGCCAGATCAAGGCGGGAAACAGCATCTTCGCCCCAACGTACGCGGAATCTCTCTTTCGCCCCTTCATCTCCGGTAGCAAACAGCACAAGATCCATCAAGACCATCTCCTTGGTATTCGATCCTTTCCTTGCTCTGTAACATTCCATCTTCTCTTCCTGCTTTGCTCTCGCCTGCTCCTGTTGCATTCGCTCATGGGTGGCCACCTTCTCCAGCCTTTCATTCTCTCTATATTTGACAACAGCAAAAGCGGCGGAAGCAATTACCAGAAGCACAAACAGGACTTTAACCGGACCCTTCACCTTCTTCCAGATAATGGACCATGGCGCCATAATGGACAAAAAAAGAACAATGGTTCCGGCATTCACCCACATCCAGACCTCTTTCTCCAAATGCACCCGGAAAATGGGATTGTAAAGCAGGGCAATAGCGGCGGCTGACACGCTTCCAAAACAAACTCCCTTCTTCTGTTCCTGTGCAAATACAAAGACAGCATAAGCACAGACAGCTAAACGCAGGAACATATAATACCCGTAAGGCATCGGCAACAGCGCCACCCCCAGAAGAACGCAAACAGCAATCAGCAAGCCTTTCATGAGTCCACACCATAATGGCGCACAAAATGAAACACAAGCTTGCAATATTTTGGAATCACTCCGCCAGCTTAAACCCAGGCTTGGACAAATTCGCCACCCCAGCCACGGACAAGAGCCAGGACGCCACGGAATCAGCCGCCTTGCTGCGGCTCCCGGCGCCCGCTCCGGCCACGTAAGCGGCCGCCTTGGCATCCAGCAGAATCAATTCCGCCCAATCGGCAAACGTCATCTCCTTCTCCCCGGTGGCGGCTTTCCACGTATTTTTGGCCGCCCGGTAAATCGCGGAATAATCAATCACTCCGGACGCGGTGCCTGCGTAAATACGCTGTCCAGTCGCCTGCTTGTAGCCAAACTCCACCGCCGCACCCAGCATCGGCACCCCGCCAATCATGGCAACAGGAGCCCCCAGCATGGCGCCGAACCATCCGCCGTTCTTCTCCCACTCGTCCTCGTCATCCAGCAGGGCGTGCCACAGGGCAATCACCGTCTGTTCGGCAACGGACATCATTCCATATAAAGCAAGAGCCTGCCCCCAATTCCCGGAGCTCACATGAGAAACGATCATCCCCACCTTATTCAACACCTCGGAACTCATAAAACAGGCCATCTTCGCAAACAGGCCCGTGGAAGCCCCCAGCATGCTCTTCTGGCTCTGCGTCAGCGGCTGGGCCACCAGCTCCAGCGCCCGGGTCACGCTCTGCATGCACAGGGCGTGCATCTCATCATCCGTCATCGGGACGCCGGTCCTTTTTCCTGCCTCTTCCAGCTCGGCCCACTTCGCGTTATACAGGGCGGCCATGGACACGGCATTGCTCCACACGTCCATCTTCTCAATAGCCCTCATGCCGGCCATGGAAAACCTGATCGCTCCGGTGTAATTCTGATCGGAAGCATACCCCATCAGCTGGCTCACCAGCTCCGCCTGAGCGTCATTGGTCCTCGCCCGGAAAGCCTCCGTCTTCATCACCTCAAACACCCCCATGCGTCCGGTCATGGACATCGTCTGCCCCAGGTGCAGCAGGAAACTCCCCATGCCAACCTCCCCGGCAAACATCCCGTGCATCAGGCCGCTGGTCTGCTTGAGCATCGTCAGCACGTTCCAGGCCAGCAGGGCCACCGCCTTGGCGCTCTGGAAGCGGCTTGTCGCCTGGGCTCCGGCCAGCAGGGCGCCCCCCTCCATCACTCCGGCCCCGTCAATCACATCCAGCCAGTGCCGCAGCGAATCAATCCCGTGGCGCCCCATGTGCTCCTTCAGGGACGCTGCCGCCTCCTTGTCCGCCAGAATGCCGCGCCAGCGGGCAGTAATATCCGCCGTGCAAATATAATTCTCCACCTCGGCGCTCGCCGCCTGGAACACGGCCTCGCAATCCATATTCCAGGCCAGGTGCAAATTGTGCTTCCGCCTGGGAATCAGCATCCCGTACTTCGCCCCGCCGGCCACGGCATTCGTCTGTTCCCCGAAAGACGCCTTCGTATCAAGCTTGTGGTCCGCCCGGAACACGGCCCGGAAATAATTCTCCACCGCGGGGAAGGGAACCCCCTCACGCTCCTCATACACACGGGCCAGCAGCTTTCCCTGCCGGTTCATCAGCTCCCGCAGGCCGTAGCCGAACGCCAGCCCTTCGGCGCCCACAAACTCGCGCAGGCGGGCAACCTCCGCTTCTCCAATGCCTTCATTCCGCATCGTCTCCACGTACTCGGCCTGCTCGTAAAGCAAAATGGCATACATCGCCTGGGCGCGGGAAACCTTCAACGTCTCGCCCTTCCTGCCCGGGCGCACCACTTCCTCCTTCGCCGTAATATTCTTCCTCCTTCTGGCCCGTCCGTCTCCGGCCTTCACCAATTCATCCAGCTCGGCAAGCTGCCGGCGCATCTCCGGAATAAGCGCTTCCGGCACGGACGCCTTATCGTCGGAAAGCCCCCGGTCATTGTACTCCTTCCTGATTGCCTTGCGTCGTTCCTCCCTCTCCTCAAAAGACAACCCCACCCACTCGCGGGCCTCGGCGATCCTCACGGTGCGCTCCACCTTCACCAGCGGATTCAGCACTACGCCGGAATCCCCTGTCTTCTTGAAATCGGAAAGAACCCTTGCCACATCTTTGGTGCGCTGAACGCCAAAACACCGCTTAACCAGGGCCGTCACCTCCCGATCCCGGGCGTGCTTCATATTCCTCAACGCCACATTCGCCTCGGCAATCGCAGTAACCTCGGCATGCGCCAGACCGCGCAGGGCGGGAATCTTCTTCCATCCATTCAACAGCTGGGAATAAGACTGCAAACCGTACTTCAGGTACTTGGCCGCCTTCGTTCTCGTAGACGCCTTCGCATCCTCTTCCGCGTCACGTCCTCCCTGGGGAGTGGCCTGCCCAAGCCCTTCCACAATCTTCTCGGCCTTGAACTTCGTCCGGCGCCTCTCCTCGTCCAACCGGGTGGACCAGGCCGTCCGTCCCGTCGTGATAAACAGGGCAAGGGCGCGCGCGCAGGCGCGCGTCTGCTCCAGTCCCATCCCGGCCAGATATCCGAACGTGTGCCAATCCTTCAATTCCAGCTCGGCCGCACCCCGTTCCTCTTCGGTGGACTGGTTGCTGGAAAGCACGCCCTCCAGCTCCAGCATTCGCTTCTCCTTCGCCTCCTGGTCCGTATTCATCATGGCGACTATCCCGTGCAAATGCCTGTAATCCTCCGCGCTCAACTTGCCCTTGTTAAACTTCCCGCTGGCCTTCTTCGTCGGCTGCACGGCCTTGATGCGGGCAACCATCTCCGCCCGCATCTGGTCGACGGCATATCGGTCTGCCTGTTCCAGCGTGCGGGCCAGCAGCTTGTCAATCACGGCATCCATGCGCTCGCTGGTATCGTCCATCAGCGTCTCCTTCTTCAGCTCATCGGAAAGCCATACCTGACCGTCCTCCAGACGGGTGGCAAGATTCTCGGCAGCTCTCATGTAAGGGTAAAGGCCAAACCTGTACCCCTCCGGCAGCGTCTTGTAAATGGAAGCCACCACGGCCATGACCCTTCCGAACGCCTCCGCGCCGTCTCCCTGCTTCACATCGTTGGCCGCGCAAACCCGGCGCCATGTCTCCAACGCTTTTGCCGTCTGGCTGCGCAGCACCTCCAAACGGTTCTTCTGCGCCTCCCGCTCCAGCGTCACCCAGACACTTTCTCTCGTGGCAAGAGAGAAACTCGCCGTCGGATCCTCATAATCCGCCCACGCTCCCCCGGTGGACTCGTCCGCAAACGCCGTAATCTTAATATCGTTGCCGTCAAAAATCACGTAATTATACGTCTGCTTCTCCTTCTCTTTCCAGCGGGATAGCCCGTCTGCGTACCTGATGCCTTTAATATCGCTGGACAGCAAAGACACGCTGGCGGCCTTCTGTGCCTCCTGTTTCGTGCCATCTTCTCCATCCCAAAAAGCATCAAACAACTCCTGATAAACATCTTTGCCGCTCACGTTTTCGCCGCGGTAATCCGCCCGTCTTTCGGCACGTTCCAAAGCATACCGCACCTCTTCCACCGGGGAATCCTTCAACAAGGCAAGAACCGTCTCGTCCACGTAATCCCAGCCCAGCAGCTCGGAATCCTCTACATTCAGCTCCACGCGGTAATTGGAAGGCATGCCCGTCCTGACCTCTATCTCGTCCAGATGATCAAGCAAATATTGGTAAGCTATATTTTCAGCATCGGCCTGTCTTTTTGCCTGGGGATATTGGTCAGAATAACCTTCATTGATGCGGATATCTTCCCTCAATTCCTCCTTAATCGCTTCTATCTTCCCCTTATCCCCTCTGGCGTCAGACAAATCGCCAAGAACACTATAAACGGCATCCAACACGCCTGGTTCAAACCGATTGACATGTTCCGGGAAAACTATTCGGTCGCGCAACCCTCTGGCCATATCATCCACATTGGAAGCCTCCAACTCCCTGAACCTCCATGTCGCCTTGTCCTGCGCGAACTGGTTCAGATAACTCCGGTTCACCTCCGGATTTTCCGCAAAATAAAGTCCCCAGCCATACGCCTGCGCTCCTTCCCCCTTGCCCATGAACGCCGTATCAAACTTGCGAAAACTGTGAGGGGAAGCATGCAGGGCAGTAATGGAGAACGTCACCCCCGGTTCCGTAATCACAGCGTTGCCCGCCTCAAAATGGCCGTCCCGGAACAAGCCCTGTTCCTGTGCCGAAACAATGGAAAACGTAATGTCCGGATTCTTCGGATCAAACGTCCCCCGGTTGTTCGTGGAGGACTTGATCTGATTCGGCTCAAAGGCAATGTACTCCGTCCATTTACCCAGTACAGCAATGAGTCCATCATGTCCTCTTTCTTGAGCACTATCGGCTATCTGGGCCGCTCCTGTCGCATACGGCCGGAATATTCCAAACCTGTCATCTTCATGAAAATTCCCATCCCAAATATTTAAATAATCGCCTATCTCTTCAGCAGACTTGTAATCATTAAAAATAAACGGATTCCTGATATTCAGAAACAGAGCCAGCTTCTTGTTCCCGTACGGAGTATTCTCCATATTGGTAAAATAAAATCCTCTACCCCATATACCATAATCAGTAGCAGATCCAATCTTGGCCTTGTCAAACACCGTGAAATCACCGTATGTCCCATGATACACCACCCTCGGCTCCCCGTTCTCGTCCACCACCTTGGAAGCATTCTGCGGATCCTTCTCCCAATCGCCAAACCAATTCTTAAACGCCGCCGTGCGCACGGCAAGCCACTGGTCTTCCGTCAGATTCGTTTCCTTCCCGTTCGGGGCCTTCATGAACGTGCCCGCAGCCACAGCTTCCTTCTTGATTGCCTCTTTTTCCAGAGATAGGGAAAACGTCGCCGGAACAATAGCCCCGTCGTCAAACCGGCATTCCACTTCATTCACGTTGACAACATGCGCCCCTTGTGGTAAGGAAAAACCATCTCCCCCGCCAGCGGATTGGGACGGCAGAGCGGCCTTGCTTGCCGATCCTGGACCTAGGCGCGCGGTGCCGCTATTCGCGTTTGCAGGTTGTCGCTCTGCAAGGGGGAGCTTCTTCCCCAGCGGCTTCTTGCCCTGCCGCACTGGATAAGCCGAGACAATGGAATAAAACCCGTCCTTCCGGTCCAATTGCAGCAGCATCCATGAAGAAGGCTGCCTTCCCTTAACCAGCAGCTCACGCCCGGGCGCCACCTCGTAAAGCTCGCTCACATTCGCCAGAATGGAACTGATATAGCGTTCCGGGGAACGGTCCTTCCAGAAGGAAAACCCGCGGGAAGCCAGGATATGGGTCAGTCCATAGCCGCGATGCTCCCCGACATCGGAACCCACCAGCAGCCGCACCGGCATGGCTGGCTGCCTCTTGCGGCGCGGAATCACAAACCAGTCAGGACTTCCGTCTTCCCGGGTGACGAACGTCTCCGGAGCCAGGACAGTTCCGGAACTATCCATGGCAACCACGGAAAACGTCGCCCCGGAAACGGGCACACGCTCGAACGGATTCACTTCACTCGTGCCGTCCCAGGCAAGGGCGCGGTCATGAAGGTGCAGCGCCGGGTCATGGGACTGCCATGCCCCCTTGGCTCTTTCCAAATCATGAATGGCCGCATTCAAATCTGCGTCCGTCTCCAGGCGGATGCCCATCCTGCCCGCCAAATCCTTCCGCCGGCTGATGCCTCTGGACTTCTTCAGAAGGGACAGGCGTTCGGCAATCAGGGAAATCCCCCGGGCCGCAAAGCGGGCCACCTTCTCGCAATCCTCCTGCCAGGACGTATCGTTGCCGAACAAATCAAACGCCTCTCCCTCCCGGGACTTCTCCGCAGCCACCCGGTCCGCCTCCTTCACATAGGCCGCCACGTAATCCCACGGCTTCCCCTTCTCGCGCAGCTGCAGGGCAAGCATCTGTCCCGCCTCCGTTGAAGACAGGCGGCATACCTTCCACGCCTCGTTATCCGTAATCACCCCGTTCTTCAGGCGGGTAAACACCTCATCCCCGGCCAGGGTGGCAATATCCCAGCCCATCACATTGGCGGAACCGGGGCGCAAATACCCCTGCGCCTCCATCTCGTCCCGGCCCATATTGGAATTCCGGACAAAAAAAGCCACCTCCAGCGCGGACGCCTGACCGTCCAGCATATTCTGCCCGACGTCGTGCATCTTCGCCCAAGTGGCGTCATGCGCATCATCTTCTTCATACACGTAAGCCGGAATAAACTCCACCCCGTCGCGCACGGCCAAATCAAACCGGTGGCGTCCGGTAATCACATGCAGGGCTCCATCCCTGCGCCGCCACACGGAAATGGGCTGGGCGTCTTCCCGGAACCGTCCCTGAAGCTCGCGCCCCTTCACGGCTCCGCGTTCATTATGATCTCCCTGCTTGAACTGCTCCACATCCGGCGCCAGGGCCAGGGAATCCACCCGCACCTGGGCAAACACGCAATCCGGCGCCACCCGCACAAACGCGTGATCGCGGAACTCCGCGCCGGCCTCTTCATCGTGTTCGGCCTCTTCCCCCACCCCCTCCAGGGAGCCGCCGGCATCCTCCACCAGCGGAGCGGGGGATGCCGAATTCCCGGCAATGCCGGTCACGGGATCAGTCTCATCCTCCTCTTCCGCAGTCTCTTCCACATCCTCCGCGGCATCCATCCGCGCCATGGACTCTTCCAGTGCCTCCAGCTCGCCCAGCGTCATCGTGGCATCCCCCGGAGCCCTGCGGGAAGCAAGGTCCGCGTGCACCATCTCCACATCCAGTTTCTGCGCGGCATCCATCCGCGCCTGGCGGAAAACGCTCTCCGTACTCACGCCCACGGCCTGCAGGGCGTCTGCCAGGCCTCCGTGCTCTTCCATAAACTTCTTCCCCTCGTCCGTCGCGGCAAACTCGTTCCATTGCTCGCCCATGCGTATGATGCGGGCGGAATCCTCCAGATTCTTCAGGGCGAACTCCGCGGTGTCCTTCACCCACTGTGGCACGGGCAGGCTCTCAATATCCGCCAGGGAGGAAGACAGGGACAGGTTGGAAAAACTTTCCACCACGTCCCTGGCATCATGCGCCGGGCCCTCATACGTCCCCAGACTCACGCCGTACCTTCCCAACACGGCGTCCGCCGCCTGCAAATGCTCCCACAAATCCTGCCAATCCTTCCCGGTCAGGTTCATGTAATGAACCAGGGCGGACTCCTGCACATCCTCCATCACGTTGGCCGTCGTGGCATGGCCTCCTGCGTAAAGCAGCAGGGAACTCCCAGGATCGGTCGCCATCGTAAACCGGTGGGCGAAGCTGGCCGCCGCCGTGCCGTTCCTGATCTCCTCGGATCTCCCCCTCGTAATCTCTCCGGAACGCACTGCATGATCAAGACGCCTCTCAAAAGCCGCCGCCAAATCGGCAATGGAACCAAGCTGAACCTTCCCCATCACTTCGGCATCCGTCCTGCTTCTGGCTTCCTGGACGGACACGCCCTCTTCCCGGACAATCGCGTCAATCCTCGCCTGGGCTCGCGCGGCCACATCCATCAACCCCGGGACGGTCATCCCTCCGGTTTCGGCGGCCGCCTTCCGGTACTCCGCAGGCGCTTCCTCGGACAACATATCCAGCGTCTCAATAAAATCCATCTTCCCGGCTTCCGAAATCGCGGCATTCCCCAGCACGGCATCCTGCATCACGCGGACGCCATTCAAATAAGCCCCCTGCAGCACTACCTGAACCAGGGCGTCCGTCTGCTCCTCGTTCATCTCCACGCTCCTGTCTTCCTCCATCTTCACGCCGTTCACTACAGCGCCCTCCCGCAGGCTCACCTCGTACCTGTCCGTTCCTTCCAGCTTGCGGATACGGCCAATGTTGGCCTTCTCCAGCACCTTGTCCAGAGCGCCGGACATCTGGTACAGCCGGGCCTCCTGCCGGTCCGCCAGCTCGGCGCCGGCCTTCCGCGCCCGTTCGGCGGCTCCTTCTGGATCCTTCAATACATCAGTCTCGAAATACTTCTGGGCCAGCGCAGCCTTGTGCTCCGCCGTGGAAAAAGACGCCATCTCTTCGGCATGCTTCTTCGTATATCCGGCCAGCTGGGCCCGCTGCGCATCCGTCACGAACGCCGCCACTTCCTGCTTCATCCTCGGAGCGTGGCCGGCAGCCATGGCCGCCACAAACAACGCGCATCCGCCGGACTGCTCCACATCCCCCATCGCCTGAAGCACGGGGCCCACCACCTCGAAATCCTTCGGCTTCACCTCCATTCCCGTCATCCCGGACAACTTCCGGGCCGTCCACTCGAACAACTCCCCGGCCAGAGGTTCCGCCGCCATCTCTTCCACGTAGGCAAACGCCGGGGTGGAAAGCATCTTGCCGGTTCTCGTCCCGGCAAAAAACGTGCGCCCCGGCACCTTCGCGGCCAGTCTCGCCAGGGCGCCGGTTCCCGTCCTGGTCATCAGCTTGTTGATGGCCCCCATGCGCCCGAACACGGAAAACACCCCAAACCCCTTTTCCTCCACCGTATTCCGCAGCCCGTTGATCGTCACGTCCACCAGGGAATCCCCGTTGCGGGAGGCGGCATTCCCGGCGTGCCCCATATCCCCGGCCAGCGCCAGGGCCCAGCCGCCGGGAGCCATGTAGGAAAGGCTCTGCCCGGTGATATTCCCGGCTCCGTTAATCGCCTTGACGTACCAGGACGCATCAGGGCTCGTGCCCCGCATCCGCTGTCCGAACTCGTGCATCACATCCTGCATCGTATTCAGCGCTTCGCGTCTTTGCTCGTAGCGGTCGAAGAGCTGCCTTTGTCCGTCAAACGTATCCTTCACCCCCTGCAGGGGAGCAATATTATTGGAATACCACTCTTCCATTCCGCTCATGCCGGGAATGCCCCTCACCGCCTGAACCGCCTTCACGCCCAGGCTCTCCGCGCCGCGCGCCGTGTCGGCAAAACTTCTATACAAATTGCGCCAGAAAGCAGCGGAATCCGTCTGGCTCTCCTGAACCTTCCGGTCAATCGCGGTCATCAGCAACATCAACGCCTGCTGGTCCAGCACCTCATTCCCGTTGACATTCACTGTCAGCAGATCGGCCATGTCCAGCGCGTCGGAGCGCCAGACATCCTCAAACCCGCGCCTCTCGGCAAAAGCATACGCCCGCCGCGCCCTCATGATGGAATCGGCAGCCTTCTGCGGACTCTCGGCATACTTCAGCAAATCGGCAGGACACGCGTCCCAGCTGCCTTCCTTCCCGGCTACGCAATCCACTATCCGGCGGGAAATCTCCTCCTGTTCAGTCTGAACCCTCTTCAGATTTTCATTATAGGCGTCCAGCGTCTTCTGATGCCTCCCTTGAAAATCCTTCCAAATCTGGTCTGCCGTAACAACATCTGTTCCCCACAAATTGTTGGCGTTCTTGTAAATCTGGCGGCCTACATCTCTATCTCCGTCACCGATGGTCTCCATCAGGCGATTCCCAAGCATATAAGCTCGGTCATGTTCGCTAGCCAGATCAAGGCGGTTCAGAGCATCTTGGCCCCAGAGTTCCGCAGCTTTCTTTCTGCCCTCTCCATCCATGGCCCCGGCCCGCAGCACATCCATCAGCCGGGCCTGCTTATCCTTTCTGCGCCTCTCTTCTCGCTCTGCTGCGCCGTACATCATCATAGCCCCCTGGTCATGCAGGGATTCAGGATCCGTCAGCTGCGGACGGAACTCCGTTTCGGAAGGATCTTCCGGAGCAGGAAAAGGGGAAGGAGTGGTTTCCATCACGTCGCTTCCATTCAAAAGATTAATGTCGGCTGCTGCTTGCTCCTGTCCTGTTCCCGGTTCCATCTCCGGCAGGTGAAATCCGGCGGCAGCCTCGCCCTCCGGCAGCGGCAGGGAGGAAAAAGAAAGATCCAGAGGCATATCCGCAGCGTCGGCCCCGTCAAAGGAAAAATTGTCGTTCATAGTGAAAAATATTTATAATATGTTCAATGTTAAAATGATTTGTAATACTTGCTTACGCCGTTGACCCAATGCTTATTCAATCCGCGCGGATCATTCCCGGCTCCTGCCGGAGCGTACTTCCCTCCAATGGCGGCAATCGTCGTCAACCCCTGGTCCAGATAATGCTTCCTCAACAGGCGGGCGGCGTAATTAATGCTCTCTTCCACGGAGGAAAAAGTGCGCGGTCCCCCTCCATTCGGGCTGATGCCCATGGCGTTATTCTTGCGCAGGAAAGCGGCGCTCGTTCCCTTGCCGGTCTCGTGCATGGCAATAGCCATCAACAGCTTCGGATCCACGCCATACTTCCTTCCCGCATCATAAAAAGCCTGGCTGTACTGTCCCAGCCCCCCCAGCTTGGCGGCAGGCACCCTGGACTCTCCGGCATTCTGCTCCCAATCCTGGCTTCCCGGATATTCTCTCTTGAAAAACTCCCTCATTTCCGGGCTGGCAGGGGAAATCGTCACATTCGTATCCATCTTGGAAGAAAACGTCATCCGCAGCTTGCTGGCGCCGGACAGGGTAAGCTGGGGGGAACTCCCCCTGGTGTAGCCCACCACGGGAAGGGGCTTCCCGCGGCGGGAAGAAGAGGAAGAAGGAACCAGGGCGGCCAGTCCGGAAACGTCGTCGCCAAACCGCTGCCTCATGCTCTCCGGCAGAAGAATGCCGGCGGGCGCGTTCGTATTCACGGTATCTACGGAAACCATGGCAGGGAACGTAAACGGCTTGCGCAACATATCCTTCCGGCGCAGCGTCTGCTTCTCCCCTTCACTCAATAATTTGGGGCCAGCATTAAACCGTTCACTATCCCTATCTCTCCATTTCTCGCTTGCAGTCTGCTGGTATTCATCCATCAATCTCCCACGACTCGGAATAACTAAATCATTGCGACCTGTTACTTTTCTTAAAATAGTCTGAAGCATATCCTCCTGCAAAACATAGGAAGGCTCCTTCCCGTTCCCCTGCACCTCTCCATCAAACCAGGCCTCAAAATCATCACGAACGGCAATCTCGGTCTTGGCGGCAAGATTCTTTTGCAGGTTCTCAATCTTCTCCTTCTTGAACCTCTTGATCCATGTATCTTCACTGTCTTTGGGTGTGTCGGACCCTTTGGAGGAATCAGCGTAGAGTTGCCAGGCATTCTTCGCCTCGGCATCAAGAGTGCCAATGACGTTATTATAATCCGCCTGACGGTACAACGGAGCCCCATCCATCTCCTTCATGCGCTCGGAAACATTCAACATCTTGTACTTTTCCTTGCGCTTGGCCCACTTATCCATGCGGTTCAAAACATCCTTCTGGAACTCGGCTGACTTCGCGTAACGCTTGCACAGAAGGATCACATTTTCCTTCTTGCTCGCCAAATCCGGCCCTTCTTCTCCAGCCCTCACCATATCCGCAACCCGGTAAATGAAAGAATCAATCTGCGGAGCGCAGGCGCTGTAATCCCCGTCGCGCTCATAAACCGCATGAAACCCCAATTCTTCCTGATAGACGGGACCGGACAGCAAAGCATTCGTCACGGCCTGCCTGTCGTTCTTTGACTTAGGACGGGAAGCCGTCTGCTCGACTACCTCCGTAAGCCTGTTGTCGTCCTGGCGCCGCAGGGAACGCATCATCTCATCCTGTTCGGAGGCGGAAAAATACCCGTCCAGCTCCCCGCGGTTAATCATCTCGGCGGCAAGATCCGGGTTAGTCGCGGCCAGGTTCTCAAAATGATGGCGGGAAGCCTTCTTCCTCCCTCTCAATAAACGCAGCTCACCTTCGTCACGGGAAATCGTGCCGGAAGCTACGGCGTCATCAACAGACCTCTCGTAACCGCCCCAATCCTGCTTCTCCTCGGCCAGCTTCAAACTCGTATCGAAAGCCTGTCTGGCAACGCCCAGCTGATGTTTGGCAGCCAGCCCCCAATAACGTTCCGGCAGGCTTGACCTCACGGAAGCCCTGACAGCCTCCGCCTTCATGGCGCTCTCCGGGTGGAAAAAACTGCCACCCAGCGCGTCAATCTTCTGGCCGAACTCGTAAGCCAAATCTTTCAGCTTCCCCTGCCGGATGGAACCGTCCTTCTCAAAAACGCTCTCCTTCGTGCCCGGCGCGAAAGCCAGCATCCTGGAAAACTTCGCGTCGGACTCGTCCCTGATGCGTCGCAGCTCCACCTCCTGCCGCTGCATCTCCCCGAAATCGGAAATCCTGGCAAACGCCTCCGCGCTCCCCTGAACCGCCTCTTCGGCCTTCTGGACGGACGCGCCCAGCACCTGGCCCTGATCGCCATTGGCGGCCCGCGCCGCGACACCGGGATCAGCCTTGGCCGTCTGCAGGGACGGCCCGCCGTATAAAGAAAACTCGCTCATCGTGATATAAAACCGGTAAGTTGATCAATGGAAAAAACATGCACCTTCGGCCCGCGCAAAAACCGCTGCCAGGCCACATGCGTAAAACCTCTGCGGGAAAACTGCCGGGCCAGCCGGGCCAGCTCGCGCGGCTCCCCGGCCGCCCACCACACAAACAAGCACCTCTCCGGAAGATCCGGCATGCCCACAGGAGGAAAACACAACTCACCCAGCCTCTCGGAGGGCAGAGCCAGGCACACCTCCTCCGGGGAAACGAACGCCAGCCCCAGGGATGCGCAATCCTTCACATCCGTCCACAAATCCCGGCCCACCTCCGCATAAGCGCTCACGGTCGCATCAAACGCATTCATCGCCACACGCTCCTGTAAGGATTCCACTTCTGGCCGCCCAGGTAATCGTAAAAAGAAAACCCGCTCTTCTCCGGACTCGCCGCCCAGGCCCCCAGCGTCATCATCCCCTGGCGGGGATCCGCCGTAGACCCGGGAAACACGCTCCCGGCCAAACCGCCCAGATCATAACCGGCAAAAGCCCCCTGGGCGGCCGTCGTCGAACCGAAAGCCCCCATTCCGGCGCCAATGCCGCCGATCAAAGCCCCGCCAAGCTGAAGCCCCGTGGACACCAGGGCCCCGGAAGCGGCGGACTTATAAGCCGCCGCCTGATTCTGCGCGCTCACCAGCGCGGCATCCCCCTCCCAGCGCTGCATCGCCGCCTCATGGCGCTTGCTCTGGTCGCTGATCGCCGCGCCCAGGGACAAATCGGAAATCTGCTTCTCCAGCACTTCTGCCGCGGCAAGCTCCGCCTGGCTGCCGGACCCCTCGGAAGTAAACCCGGAAGCGCCCCTCCCAGCCCGCACGGAAGCCGTAGCGGCCGTCTGATTGCGCCTGGCTGTCGCCATATTCTCGGCGGCAAGACGCAAAGCGGAAGCGGACTCCGCCTCGGTATTGGCCGCATTCACATACGCGGCATCCCGCGCCGCCCGTCCCTGTGCCAGCGCGCTCTTCGCGTTGGCCCTGTTCGTCACATAAGAACCGATACTGCCCATAACCCTACAAAATGGAACGATCCAAAATATCCTTCAGCGGATGCTGGTCATTGCTCCCGCGCTGGCTCACATCGTGATACAGGGCGTAGGCAACATACCCCCTGTACAACTCCAAAAACACGCCCACATTCTGCGGCTTGCCCGTCACCGTGGCCGCCACCTTGGAAGCCAGCAAACACTTCACGGCCTCCACAAACAAAGGCTCATGATCCGGCAGCATCTCTGCCAAAGCCGCCTCATTGGACAAAAACCGCACCTGCAGCAGGGAAGGAGCTTCCTCGCAAACCACCACGCGGCCGGCCATGCGCCAGCGCCTGGCCTCCACCTTCAACAACTTCAGGCAATCCTCCGGCAGCGGAAACCGGCCGTTCCCCTCCGGGCACGCCAGCACGGCCTCCTTCGTGGCAAACGACCACGGGCCATAGGAAACGGCCTCCAGCATCACGGAAGGAAACCACAACTCGCAAGCCCTGGCCGCCGGGGAATCCATCACAAACTCCTGATCCCCCAGCAGGGAAAGGCACTGTGAAAAAAACGTCAGCTTATCCATTCCCCAACAATCGCATGAGGGCGGACTTCCTTCAAGTTGGCGAGAATCAATGTTTCTATCCCGCCTTCACACTCAAATTCATAACGTATCAAATGGGGAGACTTGTCCGGCGGAATCAACTAAAAACAACTCGGACAATCCAAGCGGCCATCCATCAACTCACCTCTTCATGAAAAGAAAATATCTTGCAAATTGATAAATCCACAGATACCGTGCTGCCTCGGGAAGACAGAAAAAAAAGGAATAAAAAGCCCTTTTCTCTGTCTAACCCTGCTGAACTAACCAGTAACTACCCCTTCCCGTCAGTGAACAACGATATGGACATCCACGACGTTCTCCAAGCGATCATTGCCTGTGAGCAAATGGAGCCTGGACGCCGTACTGCGCGCTCGTCACGTATCGCAAAATCTTGCTTGCCCGATAACTCTTTTGACCTGAAATGTCTGATAGAAAACGCTCAAATCTCAAAGGATTTGATCCAATCACAGCCTTCAAAGCCGTACAGACATTACTTGGCAGAATTCCTGAGATCGATGAAAGTGAGAGATTCGATATTGAATGGAAAGCATTATACGAATGGGCGCAAGGCAACGGGGCGCTTTACCCTGGAGACATTGGGCCATTCCTGCCACAACTAGGACATGTCTTCGGTCTTCCATACCTCAAAGACAATATTGTAAAATGGGGTGAGCAAGGACACGAACACGACGTATTTCTGGCTCCTCCATACTACTATAAGAAAACCAAATGGAACTGCTCTGGATATACCTTTAATTCAGAAACTAAAGACGTAACGTTGGCATCTGTTAAGGAATACCTGACGCGTCTTGTTCTCCACAACGTTCTCTTTAATACGGAAATTGAGCTCTTGGGGGTAATCGTAAAAGATAAGGATCGAGCCATACTTACTCGTCAGCGGATTGTAGACGGGGACATCCCTTCTTCCATTGAAGAAATGGACGATCTCTTCCGTCGGCAATACCCGTGTGAAAAAATAAAAGATGAAAATAACTATCACGGCTACAAAGGTAACGTTTACAAAATAGCCGTTTTTTACATTGCGGACATGCGTCCGGATAACTGTAAAATCATCACTCGTGAAAACGGGGAGCGCCATATCATTCCCTTTGACTGTTTTATTTCCATTGATGAAGATCAGCTTCGCAAAGAAATTAAAACCTTAGAAGATCAGCCAACCTCTCAATAAAGCATCCCCTCCAGAGCGTCGGGGCGTCTGTGAGGCCTCTTCACCTTCTCCGGCTCCCCGGCATGACCGGACACCAGGCCGCGGCTCACCGCTTCGGCAAACGTCCGGGCCGCATCCGCGCCATGGGAACAGGCGTCATGAAGCGGCATCTCCCGCACGCACCCGTTGGACCCCGGCGGCAAACTGCGGTAATACTCCAGGGACCCCACCCCGGAAACATACTTCTGCCCGTCAATCTCCGGGCGCCGGTTGCAGCGCTCATGAAACACGCAAAAACGCAGCATATTCCGCAGCGCGTTAATCCCGGTCCAGATATCGGACGTGCGCGGCACAATCGCCGTGCGGAACCCGGCCCGCTGCAGCACGGACTCAAAAGACGTCTTGGAAAAATCCCTTCTGGCCGCATCGTGCGGCAGCAGGTGCAGGGCGACAGGCCCGAACTCCCTCTCCCTCATCCGGATCTGCCCCACGTAATAATCAACCGCCTGATTATTCCCGGCAATATAATCCAGCGCGTAATACCTGCCGCCCACCACCTGCCAAAGCCAAATCGCCATAAAATCGCTCAACCCCAAATCCCAGGAAGCATAAATCGGAGCCACGTCATCCACTTCAAACTCGGCGGCGATCCTCCCCTCGGCCCGCAGGGCAGAAATCCACCTCCCGTAAATAGCCCCCTCCACGGACGTCTGCAAAGCCTCCTCCGGCACGGTGGGAAACTCCTGCTTCACCTCCGCCCCGTTAATCCTGTACTGGGTAGCGTACCACGCCTTCTGCCCCTCGGACAACTCAATCCCGTAACGCCTCTTCAAATCGGAAAAATAATCCCGCAAAAAATCATCCAGCCTCGGCTCCACCCCCTCCAGGCAATACTCCCGATGCTGGATCCAGGAAAAAAAGAAAAACCTGAAATCCAGGCTGGAAAGAGGCTTGCCCACCATCTCCATAGCCTGCTCCATCAACTGGTAAGCCAGCCCGGCCTTCCCTCCCTCGTGGGTGGACTCCATCACCACCACGCAGCTCTTGCCAACGGTATTCAACGCGCCCGTGCGGATCTTCCTGGCCCTGGCCGGATCATGCAGCGCCGTATAGGAAAACTCGGAAATATGCAAAAACTGGAGAGTGGACCCGCGCAAATTAACCCCTACATCAACAGACCCGTTCGTGGACCAGGCCATGCGGGTGGCCCTCTTCTCCACCACAGCGCACCCCTCCTTAACCATCCTCCCCAAAGCAGCCAGCGCCCGGTCCTCCATCGTCGGATTCTCCGGCAAAAAATCCAAATGCTCATAAGCAAAAGCAATCTTGCGCAGCTTGGCCTCCCCGTCCTCCAGCGTCTTATCAATAATCCCGCAATGCTGATTCCTCCCAAACAGGCAAAGATCCAGCATATAAATGGCGCAAAACGTAGAAATCCCCAGCTGGCGCACCTTCAAAATCGTATTGCGGAACCAAAGCCCGTGAAAAAGCTCCTCCTGGGCCCAATTCGGGCGGAAGCGCACCATCCGGCCCTCCTTATCCTCAATCCAATACAAATGATTAAGGCGCCACCACCTGTCGGCCAGCAGCTCCTTCCAATCCGGTCTCGTCTTCGCAGGCTCCGTCATTGCGTATCAACAGCTAAAAACTCAAGGGGGCGGTCCCCGGAAACCCGGATGCCAAACCGCACATCCCGCCTCCACATGGCGGACGGAAGCACCTCATGCCATCCCCGTTCCATCGTCCTGGTCTTGCTCAACCGGTCCCAGGCGCTCCCGTCATTGGACACCTCAATACCGGCCGGGGCCGTATCGGAAGCAAAAAACACGCGCACGGCCGCGGCCTGTCTATCCCTGCCCAGGGACTCCGCCACATCCAGCGCATTCGTCACCACCGTGGACGTAAAATCCCACGCGCCGGCATCCACAAACGGGCCGTCCGGATCAAACACCTCCACAAACCTCCCATCCTCACGCTCCACGGACACAAACAGCAAATCCTCCCCGGTCCCATTAGGCAGCACCACGGCGTTGGACATCCGCCCCTCCGTCCTGTGACGGTGCCAGGCATGCACCTGGTGCATGCTATTATAAGTCATCAGCGCCAGCGTGCCGTCCGCCAGGGTCATCACCGCCCGCGGGTGGGGCTTCCTCATAAAATCCCCGGAAGTAACCCCGCCGCCGCCGGCCAGCACATGATCGGCAAACACCGTCAAATCGCGGGACACGAACCCGTCGCTCTCATAATCATACCCGTACTGATACACCCGTCCGCCGCCCCTCTCCACATACAGTACCTTATCGGTCGCCATCAGGGCCGGAACATCGGAAGACCCCACAAACCCGTGGCTGTCCGCCCGCGCGTTGGCGTAAGTCATCACCCCCTGGCCGCCGGACACCGCCCACTCCGCGTCCGCCGTCCCCAGCAGCAGCCGGGAACTCTGCGCCATCAGCCAGCAAATCCTGTTCTGCGTTGTGGTGCTCAACGTCAAAGCCAGCGCGGAATCATCCTGCTTCCCCACCTCGAAACTGTTGAGGTCATCCGTCTTGCTCAACCACACCGTCTGCGGCTGGGCCTGCGTAGCGGCCAACACCAGGCGCTGCTGAAACACATCCACCAGGGAAGGAAACCCGTACACCCCCCGGAACGCCGCGAAACTCCACATCAACGACTCCCCGGACGGAGGAACCCCCTCCGGAACCGCGGAAACATTATCCCAAAGAGAATACTCCGCGGAAGCCGTCACCTCGGCCGCCTCCGCCTCCATCCACGCCGTGCAGGCCGGCACCTCCACCCGCACACGGGAACGCAACTTCACATTACTCTCCGTCCATGCCTGTACGCTAATCAAAAACAAACCATCCTCCGGCACCGTGTAAGACGCCTCCTCCATCGCGCTGAACACCTCCGCATACCTGCCGCCGGACATCCCCTTGATCGTGGAAGGCAGCACAATCTCCATCCCCGACTGGACAGACCTCCATCCCTGCAGCGTCACCACCGTACCCGCCGTTAAAAAACGGCTCATGAAAATGCTGGCCGCATTCCCGTTCCCGCTCTTATTGACGGACTCCGCCGCCTGCGTCCACTCCAGGCGCACCATGCTCCCGGCGCCCACATCATCCGTCGTCAGCCCCCTGGGCCTCACCGTCAGCGTCCGCCCCTCTCTGGACAACGGACACTCCCCGGAAAAACGCTCCCCGTCAACCACCAGGGCATTCACTGCGGGCAACCCGGCATACACGCAATAATCATACGCATCGCCCTCCAAAGGCAGCGTCAACTTCAACACGTCGCTGGTGGACAACCCCGCCGCGGACATCTCCTCCCGGACTTCCGGCTTCACCACCCCGGAAGCCACCCCGGAAAACTCCGCCTGACACTCGGCAGCCTCCAGCGTACTGCCCTTATCATGGACAACCTTAACCGTATAAAACCCGCTGGCCGGCGCGGTATACACATCCGCACTGCTCTTCCAAACCGTCGTAAACTGCGCATCCCCGGCGGACCAGGCCGTCAACCGAACCACCGCGCCCTCACCCATTCCGGTCAGGGCGTTCCCCGTCACATTCACATCAAACCTCGCCCCGGCAGGCCAAAAATCCGTCCTCATCCCGCGGGCATCCAGCGTCACCGCCCCGGACCTGCGCGGCTCCGTCCAGGCAAACCGAACCGTCTGCCCGTCCTCCAGCGCATCCGCGGGCAGCCCACTGGGCGTCACGTCAACACCGTCGGGCCCCAGCGTCAGCACGGCGGACGCCCCCGGAACCTCCACCTCATCCACCCACACGCGGCTTGCCCGGATGGAAGACGCCGTACAGGTCAGGAAATGCCGCAACGCCGGCGTGGCGGGAACCGAAAACCGCTGTATGGAAGCAGGCCGGGAGCCGGAACGCAGCCGCAGCACCACATCCTTCTTATAAGCATCCACCACCAGCTTATTCCCGCAGCTGTCCGGAGGAAACCCCTGGCTGGGATCGGAACCGCTGGAAAGCCGGGACTCATACAACATCAGGCGCAGGTAGCACTCCTCTTCGCTCTCGTCCCCGGTAATCTGCAAATTGGAAGCCGAGCCAACCATGGAAGTGGACGTCCCCAGCAGCTGCCAATCCTCATCGGGAAAACGCCGCTCCACGGCATACGTGCCGTACCACTCCTTACTGCACCAAAACTTCCATGTCCCCTTGCAGGTAATCGTATTGGAATGGCAAATCACGCCCTTATGAAAATGCTCCGGATAATCCGCCGGAGACGTCAGGCCGTCCACAAAATCCTCCGCCCCGTTAAAATCCCTGTCGCACGTCCACCAGGACCAATAACTCCCCTCATTGAGGCAGAGCTTTTTCCCAGCCGTGAAAGCGCTGGCTGCCGTAAACGCGTTGGCAATCACCCAACCCTGGCGAATCACGGCCCCCGTGCTGAACCCGGTCTGCTGGGGCACCGTCACCTGGACGCGCATCACATCCCCCTCATTCACCGCCGCGTCCGCATCGGACGCATGCTCCCCGAAAGACACCCTGTAACACCCCTCATCCAGCGTCAGGCGCACCGGAAAATCCCGGAACTCCTCATACCGCCAGGGGCGGGCCTTAAACTCATAGGGCGCCAGGGAAAACATGCCCTCGTCATCCCGTCTCAGCACCATCAGCTCATGCGTAGGGCAGGCCAGAAACAACATGCTGTTCACCTGCTTGTGGCGCAGGGCGGCAACGTCAGCCGCCGTCCACACGGAAGGCAGGGAGGCAACCACATCCCCCTCAACGGACAACACGCGCAGCAGAGAAGGAGCCACCTCCACAAGAAAACGGTCATTGGTGGAATAAACATAGGGAAGAAGAAGGGAACCCTCCAAAGCGGCGGCCACCCTCCTCATCCCGTGCCGCCGGGAAACTCCCCCCGTTTGGGAAACATCCACATTCTCCAGCACGGACGCCCCGCGATGATAAACATCCAGATCCGGACGCGCGGCAATCCCGGGCGAAAGCTCGCCTCCATTAAAGGAAATCCTCTTCATTTCCCCTGAACATAACCCAGGGCGTTCAACCGGGGCAAGTTGGCGAAAATCAACGTTTCTTCTCCGGAACAGCAAAAAGGGCCGCCTCCATGCAGAGACGGCCCTATGGACAAACCGACGGGAAAAAAACTACTGAATACCGTAAGCAATAGCAAAAACAAGCTTCTTGCCGGCGGTCACCGCCGGTGTTCCGCCCACCTTCGCGTAAACCATCGTCACAGCATCCACCGGCCCCGTGGAAACCGCCTGGGAACCCTTCGTCAACTGATAAGTCCCGGCGGCGGTCACGGTCAGGGAGGCGGAAAAAGCATCCGCCGCCTCCTTCGTTCCCACGGTCAGCTGCAGCGTCCCCACGCCTTCGGAAACGACATGGGAAAGCTGCGGCAGCACGCGGGCTCCACAGGGAACATTGCAAATGGCGATCAGGTCATCGGCCGCCAGGGACGCGGGCATGATGAACTCCGCCGTAGCCACATGGACCCCGGCGCCGGTATGGATGGCCGCCAGCTGCGGCACCGTCGGCAGGCCGGTCCGATCCGCAAGGGCAAGCTGTTTCTCTGCAATAACTGTTTGATACGTTGCCATAATCAATAAAATAAAATGTGTTGTTATCCTAATTAAGAAAGCTGCTTGCACTTAATCTGCACAAACGCCTCTTCGCGCATGCGGGTGGCTCCCATAATCGTCTTAAGGCCGATCTGGATCGTGTCCTCCTTATCGGAGCGCTTCTCCACCGTCACCTTATTCTGCTTCCAAGAACCGAAATACAGGGAATTCTTCATCCACATCGGGCAAATGATATCCCCGTCCTCGTCAAGCGGCAAATTGGGAGCAATGATAAACTGAATCCCCATAATCGGATCCAGGGCGCCGTTGCTCTTGCGCAGGGAGGAAAAACCGAAATCCGCCTTCTGCAGACGCTCGTCATTAATCAGGGCCTCGCGCATGCGGGGAGTAATCGCGCAGCACACCTGGTCGCCGTAGGCATTGGAAGCATCATCCAGAATCCCGTTCTCCTGCAGCAGCGTAATACCACGGTTCAGCTTCTCAATCGTCAGCGGGCAATCCTTAGCCGTGCCGCCGGTATAATCGACTGCCACCACATTAGCCTCCAGCAATTCCAGCTGTTCCATGCCGTCATTGCCGGCAAACGCCGTCCCGAAAATGCCGCCCTTGGACGGCACATATACCCCTCCCTGCTTCTTCAGGCCGAACAAAACATCGTCCATCTTGCGGGCAGCCGCGTACTTCAGCGCGTTAATCGTCTGCGTCACGGGAGCGTCCAGGCCGTGCAGGAAAATATCGTCATCCTCATCATAGCCCAAATGCTTCGAAAAACTAACCGGCAGCATCCGGCGCTTGAAATAATCAAGCTCGTCCAACACAATATCCTGCATCCGGCCCTGCTTCTCATTCAGCTCCGTAGTACCGACAAAACTGAACTCCTGGAGCTTGCCCGTCAAACCGGACTTGATCACGCAGAAACGTTCCAGGCGGGACGTAGCCTGCTGAACCTGCTCCTGCCACTGGTTATCGTAAGTCTCCTGATAAAGATCGGAGATGGGTAAAGTGTAATTACTTGGCAT